CCGAATCTGTAGAAACAACTCGTAAAAAGCTAGATCAATTAAAAGAAGCAGAAGCACAGGTACAACAACAATTTCAGCGTGGAGACATTAAAGAAGAACAATATCGAGCGTTTCAACGTGAATTACAAGATACAGAAAGAACTCTTCAACGTTTCGAAAATTCCCTTCAAGACATGCAAGTAGAACAAGATAAAGTCGGTCAAAGTCAAAAAGATTTAACTACTCTTATGAACGCTACAGAAACGTCTATTGAGGATTATGCAGACGCAATAGGGCATAGGTTGGTTCGGTCTATTCAAAACGGAACAGCGACCAGCAGAGACTTGGAACGAGCAATTCAACGAATCGGAAGAGAAGCCCTTGGTGCTGATGTCGATGTAGATAGATTGACTACTACTCTAAGATCTGTGGATGATGGGAATTCTCTTCAACAAGTACGGAGGGAATTACAACGACTTGGAGATCAAGCAGAAGAAACAACTAATGCCTTAGAGGAACTTGATTATGGAATAGAAAACGTAGCAGGGGCATTAGTTGCTGGTGACGGAATAACAGGTGCTATTGAAAAGTCACTAGAGACCACTAACCTAGATACGAAAATTGATATATCCTTTGAAATCTCAGAGGAATCAAAAAAGGCTGTTACAGATGCAATCAGAACTGTGGAAGCTTACGGTGTTGATTCAGAAGCATCTCTTGAAGGTGTCAGAAGGCAATGGGCGCTAAATAAAGATGCTACTGATCAGGCGAATGAAGCTGTAGTTAAAATGGCAGCTACAATTGCTGGTGTAAACACTCAAGTTGATTTTAATGAGCTGATTCAAGAAGGAAATGAGATTGCTGCCACTTTAAAAATCTCAAATGAGGAAGCGATGGGGTTTGTAAAAACATTGCTTGATATTGGTTTTCCTCCTGAACAATTAGATATCATTGCCGAATATGGAGACCAAATGATTCAAGCTGGGTTCTCAGCTAAAGAAGTTCAACAAATTATGGCAGCTGGAGTCGATACAAAATCCTGGAATATCGATAACCTTTTAGATGGAATCAAAGAGGGTCGTGTTCAAATGGCTGACTTTGGTTCAGGCACAGATAAAGCAACAAGAGAAATTATTGATTCAGCTGGAATAGCAATAGATAAATTCGAGGCTTGGGGAGATGCGATAGCTAAGGGTGGAGAAAAAGGGCAAGTTGCTATGCTAGAAGCGACAAAAGCTTTGGCAGGTGTTAAGGATGAAACAGATAGAAACCAATTAGGTACTAAAATGTTTGGTACCATGTGGGAAGATCAAGGCACAAAGATTATTGATACCATTTTAAAAGCTGAGGGAAAACAAGTTGATTTAAGAAAAGGGGTACAAGACCTCAATAATGATATGGCTAAATGGCAAGAAGATCCTACAATAAGTTTGCAATTAGCGTTTGCAGAACTAACAAAGGCTTTAAAACCTTTACTAGAAATAATTGCATCGATTATTTCTATGTTTGCAAATTGGGTATCTGAAAATCCTAAATTAGCAGCAACATTTACAGCATTAGGAACAGCAATTGGAATTGTCGCAGGCTTGATACTAGCCTTGGCACCTATATTCTTTGTACTTCAATCTGCTGCGGCTTCTGCTGGTGTTGGAATTGGAACATTAATTGCTCCTTTCTTAACAATGGCAGGGATAGTTTTAGGAATCATAACAGTAATAGGGTTATTGGTAGCTGCATTTGTTAATCTTTATCAAAATAACGAAGACTTCCGAAACAAAGTCCAAGAGATTTGGACGAGTATTCAGGAAGTCTTTTTCAATGTCCTTAATTACATCAAAGAATTAGTTAGTACGATTATGACAGAGGTAATGACTTTCTTTGGAGACATATTAGGTAAAATAAAAGCATTTTGGGATGAAAATGGACAAGCAATCATGATTCTTGTTGAGATGTATATGAACTATATCAAAGGGATTATTGAAATCATCATGATTGTTATTACCACTGTGTTTAAAGGCGCTTGGGAAGTAATCAAAATTGCTACTAGAAACACATGGGAATTGATTAAATTAATCGTTAGAACTGGTATAGATGTAGTCTTAGGGATTGTTCAAACTGTAATGAAATTACTTCAAGGTGACTGGAAAGGTGCTTGGGATACAATCATACAAATACTAAAGAATATTTGGGGAAATATTCAAAAGTACTTAGAGGGAATCGATTTATTTGGTACCGGAAAACAAATAATCCAAGGCTTAATTGATGGAATTGGTTCAATGGCTAGACATATTCGGGATAAAGTAACTAGTATTGGCCAAAGTATCAAAGACGGATTTAAAAGTTTCTTTGATATTAACAGTCCATCAAGAGTTATGCGTGATGATATCGGCTTGAACATTGGTGCTGGATTAGAAGAAGGTTTAATACGATCACAGGCTAAAATTTCGAAAGCTTCTCAAGCAATGCAAGAAGCAGCTATGCCGGATGTATCTTCTAGCGGTTCTTCCACACAATCAAATGTAACAATCAATAATCAAGGCTTGTTAAACGGTGCTGTATTCCATGTTCGTGAAGAAATGGACATCCAAAAAATAGCTAAAAAATTAAACGATTATACAGTACAAAAAGCACGACAAGGAGGGGTGATCATTGCCAACTAAATTAGATAATTATACTTTTCAAGACTTTGGTCTAATCGAAGAATTTGGACATGTTCATCCTTCTACGCCTGAATTTAGCGATAAAACAATATCAATACCGGGCAGATCAGGAGTAATTTCGTTTGGTACCGAGATAGGTGCAATACAATTTACTTTTCCATTGAAAGTGTTTGTTCGAGATAGATATGAAAGGCAGCGAAGAAAAAATAACTTCGTTGCTTTTTTATTTGATGCTTATAGGCAACCTAGGACGTTCAAATTAACGTTTGATTACGAACCGGATAAATACTACTTAGCTAAGGTTTCTAGTCAAATAACACCCGAAATGTTAGTTGTAATGGATCAATTCGAATTGACTGTTGTTGCTAATGATCCAGACAAATATTTCATAACTAAATCAGAAGAAATCACATGGGAAAATGATGTAATTCCAATTTATTCAGATATATTGTGGATGACAGGGAATGGCGTTCATACCATTACTAGTCCTTCTAAAATTGAAATCGTAAATAACGGTACCTTAGCACAGCGAGCCAATTTTACTATTAGTGGAACTGGAACAAATGTGACTTTCCAAGCAAACGGGAAGTCTTTTTCATTAGGAACATTTACCAATACGACTTTTGAAATAGATGGAAAAACATACTCAGTTAAGAAAAACGGAGTAGATTCTTTTTCTGCTTTAACAGGTAAATTTATCGAATTATTACCTGGCATAAATAAAGTACAAATAACCGGCAGTAATCTTAATCTAACAATCTCGGAGAATCTGAGATATGCATACATGTAAGGAGGTAATGCTATGGATGCTCCAAAATTAAATCCGCAAGATACGTTAAAACAATCATATCCGAAATTAAATCAAGCAATTGATAACGCAAATGAAGCTTTGACTAAATCAAATAAAGCTATTGCGGATTCAGCAGAAGCGTTATCTAATTCTGAAAATACACAGCGACAATTGGATACAATCGTAATAGAAGGTGATTCTTCCGTTGAAGCGGCACAAGCAAGAGTTGATTCTGATAACAATACATTCGCTACATTAAAGGAGCGTTTGGATACAAAAGAAGATTCATTTACCGCACAGTTGGCACAAACTGAACAGTATATTGCGAGGAAAGAAGTTGACATTTACAATTTTAAGCATTTGATTGAAGGACATGCTGCTATTCCTAATCCTAATGATTGGGATTGGACAAACGCTTTAAATGGTGTAATAGATCAAGCAAAATTAGAAAATAAACGATTAAAAATTAAACTTCCTAGTGGTATCTATAACGTTAATACAGATGCCTTAACGGAAGGATTTAACATCGACAGAATTACACTCGAAGGGGAATTTGCAGGTATTCTTCAAAACTATGTGCAAGATAAAAACGTTGGTACTTACATTATTGATAACAGCGTAACTTCTACCTTCCCTCTATTTCAATTCGGTAGTACAGCCACAAGAACTATGGGAGGACTAAAAGTATCTAACACTCAAATCGTTGGAAACAGACAAGCGAGAGATGCTATTCGTTTAGAACGTATCGGTTGGGAAACAGTGTTTGAAAACGTCTACGTTGATAACTTTGGTGGTGCTGGGTTGTTATTCAATTCCAATTATGATGGTAACTTTAGTAATATAACTATCACTAGATGTGGTGGGGCAACAGTAGATGGTTTATTACGTAGATCGTTAGAATTTATTGCAACAGATGGGAGCACAAACGCAATAAAGTTTAATAATCTCCATATAGAAGATACTTATTTCATGATTGGTGCAAATAGTTTAAGACATTGTTATTTTATGAACAGCAAGTTTGAAATGGGATTATGGTCGGGTGCTGCAAGTGACAGTATGACTGGTGTTGACCAAACTCAATCACCGTTTAAAATTAGAGACTCACAAGAAATTAGTTTTATAAATTCGTTATTTGTACCGCTTAATATTAGCGCTTACGAAGCAAAAGGTGTCCTTTTTGCGAATGTTCCATATTTTATTGACTATGACATTAATACAGATGGGTCTCTTTCCGCAGAGTCAGCACTAAAATTTATCGGGTGTGATTTTTCAACATCTATAAATGGTAGCGGAGCAAAATTTATTAAAAACAGTGCAAATGCAACAGTTTTTATTGATAATTGTGTATTTGATTATGTAGATGGCAGAGTATATGCTCTTGATTTATATGGTAAACACACTATACTATCAAACTCTAAAATTGTTATTAATAATAATACCTATGGCGAGGTAAGAGCAGTTCAAATAACAAACGGAACGATTAAAGATTGTACCGTCAGTTCTATCGGAACTGCTACTATTGTTGATACAGATGGAATATATACTGTTTATGTAAAAAGCTTAGGCAAATGTGAAAACGTGGACGTTCAAATAGGTAAATATAAAATTGGAACGAATTCCACTTTAGCAATTATTAAAAGAATTCCGAGAAGGGTTACAGTAGATAACACACTTATATCCAGTTATTCCACATTAGATTATGCAAACATCGTGTTAGATTTATCTGTTATTGACAGTAATATAATAAAACTTTCACTTGATGCGGATGCAACAATAAAAGGAATAAAAAACGGTGGATTAAATGAAGAAGTAACCATTTTAA